GTGGGCTACATCGCCTTGAGTACACTTCATAGGATTTAGTCTTTCTTGAGATTGCCGGCTACTGTCTTACCTCTGAACTCTACTTCGTCGTATGTCAGTGCCATACCTTCAACGATTGAGTCCTCTACAATACCTGCTTTTTTGAATTCTGTAATATGGACAAAGATGTCCTTGGTTGCACCTTGCGGTGTAATAAAACCAAACCCTTTAACCGGGTTATACCATTTTAAATTTCCGTTGCTCATTATATTATTTAAGTACCCTCTAATTTATACTTATATTTAGTTATAGGAATCTATTTATCAAGGAAACAGTACAATTATGTTACTTATTGTACCGTTCCCTTGTATAATAATATAGAAATTATAGAGAGTTTTTCTTCTCTTGGATTTCTGCTCTACGTGACTTTGCAAGTTTACCCATGTTTCCTAAGGCTTTTCTTGCTCTTGCCGCCGCCGCCTTAACACTCTTTGTATCGAATGCTTCAGACTCTTTCATATAGTTTTCGTATTCAGCAATAATTTGCTCATGAATTGTTGACATATCTTTCTCCTGTAATGATTTTGTAAACAGTGCTCCAGAACTTTGCAGTTGGGATATCGTCCTTGAATATATCTTTGTTATATTCGTGTTCGATAACGATAGGCTTCAACCCAACTTGCTTACCAGCAATAGCGTTTTCTACCTTATCTTCCACCCACCAGGCCCCTGAACCTTCATACTTTGCAAGTGCTTCTTCTTTGCCAGCACCCGTAGGTAAAAAGGTAATGTCGGAAATTGTACCTTCACCAAACACATCTTGTAAGTTCATCTTACGAAGTGCTTGTGCAGGTCTATCCGTATGCAGTGATGTAATCGCCTTAAATTCATAGCCTTTTGCTTTAAGGGCAGTTATCACCTCTACACTATCTCTAAATGGTTCCAAGAAAGCAATCCAGGCACTACGATTGAAATATTCAACCATAAACTTACCTTGTTCTTCACTTATCTCTTTACCATGTCGTTCTTGCATCCATTCTGCAACTTTGTACTTTGTATTGTCTACTTCAACAATGCCTTCCAAAGCCATGAATTGTAAGAAACTATTTTTCCAGTCTAATACTACACCGTCAATATCAATTAAAATTAATTTGTTACTCATGATAATGTTTGTATCCCTGTTGTTACTTCAATATACTTTTTTGATGTTGACTTCTCACACTCTGCAATTACCATAACACTTGTTTTTGGTAATGTAATATCTTTAAGTGGATCAGCAGTCATCATAAACGAGCCTAATACAACTCCCTTGGGTCCTTGCATCAATGTTAATGGCTTGTGTAGTTTAAAAGAAGTATCATTAATCGCTTCGATACGAGCAACTACTTCTTCTCCTGAAACAAGTTTAATTGATACAGTATCGCCTTTTTTATATGGTACTTCTAATAGCATTATTGTTGTGTTCCTTCTATTCCGTGTTCTTCAACATACGAAGCCAATGCTTCATATCCTCCTATATACTTACCGTTAAGGATAACTTGCGGCACCGATCTTGGCTGTGGCATACCATTTACTTCAAATTCTTCAAGTAATTGCTCACGTGTAATATCAGTTCCGACTTCTCTTACTGTGTATTCAATTTTTAAATTGTCCAATAATGATTTTGCTTTGACGCAAGACGGACAAGATGGCTTTGAATAAACGACTGTTGGTTGTTTGCTCATTGTACTTCCTTTGTTTGTTTGATTATAAACTAAAACCTTTAAACGTATCTTTCTCTACGTCTTGTTTAATACCACCAATCAAGTAACTTTCAACTTCTGTTTCTTGTGGTGCAACTTGTAATCCTGCACTTGACAACCAATGTTGTGTCCAAGGTAACGGATTAGTATTAAGTGGGCGATCGTAAATTGTTTTAAGTCCAAGTGCTTTCAATCTCTTGTTAGCAATAAACTCTACATAAGCATGTAACAAGTTTTCATTCAATCCAATAATAGATCCATCTTTAAACAAGTAGTCTGCCCAACGTTTTTCTTCGTCAACACATTCACGCCACATCTGATAAATGTCTTCTTCGCACTCTTTTGCAATCTTAACAAAGTCCTTGTCGTCATCACCTTTCATCCAATGCTTTAGAATGTGTGTTGACAAGTTAAGGTGTGTTGCTTCATCACGTGCAATTAATGAAATAATCTTTGCAGATCCTTCCATAAGTTTCAGTTCACCAAATGCAAACGTACAAGCGAATGAAACATAAAAACGTAAACCTTCAAGAATGTTTACAGTCATCATTGCTTTATACAGTTGCTTCTTGACTTCATACATATTACCCTTCTTGTGATGGAACCAATTGTCTGCAATCTCATTAAACTTGTCGTACTCTTTAGTAACACTTTCTGCTCTTGCAATAATCTCTGGTGTTTCTAAAATTGTATCAAATACTTCCGATGGGTTAGGATAGACATTCTTTACAATGTGTGTATAACTGCGTGAGTGAATAGTTTCTTGAAAGTCCCAAGCCACAATACAACTTTCTAATTCTGGGTTAGAAACATAAGGCAAGAAAGCAAGACAAGGTCCACGTCCCTGTACACTATCTAATAGTGTTTGATATTTTAGATTGCTTGTAAAGATATGTTTTTGTTCATCACGGAACTGTTGATAGTCTGCTCTATCTTTTTGCAAACTTACTTCTTCAGGTCTCCAAAAATAACCTAACATAGTTTGGTTAAGTTTGTCATACTCCGGATAACGGAACACATCATAACGTTGAGTGTTTTGATCTTCACCAAAAAACATAAACTCCTTAGTGAAGTCTACTTTATTTTTATTGAATACTGTTTTAGACAATTTCTTTTTCCCTCTATCTCTCTTCATATATCTCTAGATGTTGCAGGCTTCACATTCATCATCATCGTCCATTACCGTTACAGGTACTTCCATATGATGACCGTTTGCGTGACCATTCACACCATTTGCAGTTTGCATATTAACACCATTTGCTGTAGTGTCAACACCATTAACTTCCAAATCATCAACTTCTTCGCCCTTGAAGTCAAATGTGTTTTGATAGTATGATGTTTTCCATCCCATCTTATATGTTGTTAACATATCTTTCATCATAACACTTAATGGTACTTCGTTGTTTTCGAAGTGTTTAGGATTGTAACTCCAGTTACCACTAATTGCTTGATCGTAAAACTTTTGCATTGCGGCTACAACATTAATGTAACCTTCATTGCTAGGCATATCCCAAAGTAAAGTATAATGATTCTTCAGTGTATGAAACTGCGGAACAACTTGTTTAAGAGGCCCTTTCTTGGACTTCTTAATGGACAAATAAGCTCGGGGTGGTTCAATTCCGTTTGTTGCGTTTGACACAACGGAACTGCTCTCCGAAGGCATTTGTGCGGACAACGTTGAGTGCCGTAGCCCGTGTTCTTTGATGTCAAGTCGTAAACTATCCCAATCATAATGTAACTTCGCCTTAATAACTTCATCAACATCTTTCTTATAAGTGTCGACAGGTAAAATACCATCAGCGTATTTAGTACGACTGAATGCAGAACACGCACCTCGTTCTTTAGCAATATCATTACTTGCACGTAATAGATAGTACTGGAACGCTTCTGACAGTTCGTGTACTAGTGTCCACGCTTTTGGGTCTGAATATCTTACTTTGTGTTTTGCTAGGTAATGTGCAAGTCCGATATAACCAACACCAAGTGAACGTCTTGCCTTTGTGCTTACTTCAGCAGCCTTAACAGGATAACCTTGATAATCAATAATTTCTTCTAATGCTCTAACAGCAAGATCACATAAGTTTTGTAGTTCGTCTACATTGTTAAGTAGTCCTACATTAATAGCACTTAAAATACACAGTGCAATTTCACCCTCTTCATCATCAATGTGTTGAATAGGTTTAGTTGGCAGTGTAATCTCTTGACACAAGTTACTCATAAAAATTGGATCTTTGAATGAGCTGTGTGAGTTACAGTGGTCAATGTTCATAATATAGATACGTCCTGTTTCAGCACGTTCTTTTAATAAGTCACCAAACAAATCCATTGCCTTAATTTTCTTCTTACGGATTGATGTCTTGCGTTCTGCTGCCTCGTACAATTCTTTGAACGTGTCAGTGTCGCCGCTGTAAAATGCTTCTGTTAATTCAGGCACTTCGTGTGGCGAGAAAAGAGTTATGTCTTCACCGGCCAATAACCGTTCATAAAAAACTTTATTAAGTTGAATTGAATAATCTAGTTTACGTACACGATTGTCTTCAGTACCTTTGTTGTTTTTCAACACAAGAATGTCTTCAATCTCTAAGTGCCAAATAGGGAAGTGTGTAGTTGCACTACCACCACGTACACCATTTTGTGTACAACTTCTTACTGTGCTTTCGTAAACTTTTAAGAATGGGACAACGCCTGTATGGGCTACTTCTCCACCTCGTATTTTTGAATTGATTGCTCTTGTTCTTCCTGAGTTAATCCCAATTCCTGCCCTTTGAGCAATGTAGTAACCGATTGCGCTATTAGAGCTAAAGATACTAGGAAGAGTATCATCCACATCAACAAGAACACAACTGGCAAACTGACGAATAGGAGTACGCACTCCTGCCATGACAGGTGTTGGTATGTTGATTTTAAAAAGACTGGTCGCATCGTAATATTTTTTCACGTATGATAAACGTGTCTCCTTAGGATATTCAGCAAATAGTGTTGCAGCAATCATCATATACATATGCTGTGGCGTTTCAAAAATGTCGCCGTTACTTCTATCCTGACACAAGTACTTATCTACAACTTGACGTAATCCAGCGTATGTAAATTCTTCGTTACGATCATGTTTGATGTATGTGTTTAATTTTTTTAGTTCAGTGTCTGTATATTTTTCTTTAATATTAGAATCGTATACACCACGCTTAATATTCATATCGATAATTTGTGTTAACGACTGGTGTTCGTATCTGCCGTAAACTTTTTTATGTAAAGTATACAGTAATAATCTTGCTGCTGCATATTGATAGTTAGGTGCTTCTAATGATATAAGATCATTAGCACTTTTTACTAGTATATCTTGAATTTCGTCTGTTGTCATGCCGTCATAAAATTGTAAATCAGCATTCATCTCTATTTGACTTGCGCTTACACCGGAAAGACCATTACAAGCCTCATCAACTACAAAGTGCATCTTGTCTAAATTTAGTATTTCCTTGGAGCCGGAACGCTTCGTGATGTAAATCTCTTTTGTCATCTTTTTTCTTGCCTCTATTCCTTAATTATTTGTATAAGGGTATTTATCAGGATTGGTTTTACCCACCCATATTACAGAACAAACGAAGATACCTTTTCTTCGTGTGCATTTAATTAGTTTTTATTGTAACAGAAAGTGTTCAAGAACGCAATAGAAAAAGCGTTCAAAAGCGTAAAATTATACACCGTAGGAAACATCAAAAGATATATTGCCTGTTTGTCCTGTTGTCAAAGGATTTTTATAGTACAATACAATTGTTTCTACGCCACTGTCCGTATCATTGTCTCTTAGTTCTACATCAAACTGAAAGTTACTCATAATTTTGCCACCCTCAGAAGTTGTTCCTAAGTCTGAATATTGATACTCATCTGTAAAACTAATCTTCTGTAAGCCGTCACC